ACTTAATGATACACCATCGAAAATTCCATGGTCGCAGTTTCTATCCGCTCTATCGCATAAGTCCAACTGATTCAAAACGCAATCCCCGACAGGACGGAAACGTTCTTCGCAATACCTTTCCTTGTCGGAGCGTTGGGAAATGTATATACAAATCCTTCTCAATACTTGTTCCTCGGTCATATCGCCCGCCTCGAAGAAAGCTACATTCGCCTTCTGACGGATTGCTCTCAATCCTATCTCCAACAGCATAAAAGTTTTCCCTCGTTTTTCTGGCGCAAGTAATGAAACAAATCCTCCTCTGACCAGTTGGTCGTTCCAAAGTTCGCCTAACGCACCCGGATACGTTACCACCGGGGCATAGGCGTTGGAGAAAGCTCGTTCAATTGCTTCCATTGTTTCCTTTTTCTTCGACAAGTCNAAGCCTAACTTTTCATCTTCAAATATGGACGGTTGGAATGATGCCGCCAGTTGCTCAGCTTTCTCGATTTCTCCCGCTTGAATGAGNGCTTGGACTTGTTCATTGTGTTTTTCAATTTCTCGGGCTTTNAAGTATTCAATNGTCTTGTCGTATAGATACGCTGAATTGAANTGAGTTCCNCTNCCNTATTCATCGCTCAAGTCTTGNAATAATTCCTCTATGTATCTTGCATCTGCTTTCGATAAGCCTTTCTTCAATGCATCCATGTATAAATCCTGTATGTCTGAGTCTGGAGCTTTTCCATACTTTTTAAAGTAGTCCATACACCAACCGGCTACAATTTTTAGCTCCGGCGATTCGAGCAAAGAAGGGTTCCAAAATTTCTGAATCCTTTGCAAGTAGTCTGTACTTACAATCATTCCTGTTACAATACGCCTCTCAATGAATTCTTGGTCGTCTCTTATCAAAATAAACCCCCTCCCTAGGCTTTCTGTCCTTATATTATACAAACTCCCGTCGAATTATTTGTAATTTAAATCCTTCCAATTCTCTTTCTCAAGTTCACAAAGGAAAGCTATGTTACAAGCTAAATGCCAAAGATGGGGTAATCCGCTTTCCGGGTCTACTCCTGAAGGGTTTTCTAAATATCTCAACCAATGACGATATGCGGCATCCCGGTATCTTTCCTTTTCAACATCCTTCCAACGCAACGCACCTTGCTCACCGTATTTTCGACAACCATATTCCCTTATGGCGGCAATAGCCCAGATGATTTCAGACGGCACCAACGACAATCGGGGTTTTCCAGCATCAGCCTTGATTTCTTGATTGGGGTATTGCATGGTTCTTCCTCCTACCCCCTCAAATAAGATTTCCCAGTTATTGCATCACGTTCAAAATTATCGGTCTTGGCCTCTTCCCNGCGGAATCTGCTGAACAATGAATGGTTNAGGTCAAACATNTCCAACCTAATGTCAGTAATCCAACTGTTGTCCCGAATCCAATCAATATATCGGGCTATCAACTCCATTGGGCCGGGAAGGAGCCTGACCAAATCTCCTTTCAGGTGTCGCTCTTGTCTCTCTTTGATTTGAGAGTATAGATGTAGAAGTGTTTCCGCGAGCGTTCCCTCATCAACGGTTCCTTCAAACAATGCTTCCGCTAGTTCGTAGCAATCCCGGTAGAATACATGAGCAAGGTCTTTGCTACGGAAGAATTGCTGTAATACTTTCTTGGGGTCTTTGGGAGTATCTGCGAGATTCGCCTTCGGCTGACCGGGAGTAACTCCAGACCTACGCATTGCGCGCTCAAGGTTGATGAATTTGTTGCGTAGGTCGAAGCCATTCCTAATGACGGGGACATATGGGTCGTCTATATTCTCTTCATACCAATCAAGGGCGGCTTGTACTCTCTGAATGGTCACTCCATCGGTTTCTACTAACATTTTAATTGCCTTTGTCCAGTTAGCTATCTTTTGGGGCGACACATTAATCTTTTCATTTTTCCTTATGATGGAAGCTAGTTTTTTCGTTAATGGGACATAGTATCGGGAATTTTTATCTTTCATTTTTTCCTCTTCATCGTTAGTGTTGTAGTCAAATAGTTTTATATTCCTTTCTTCGTTTTCCTTATATAAGTTTTCCTTAATATTGCTTGAATTTTTTGAGGAATATTGCTTAAAATTTTTAAGCATTATTCCTTGAGTTTTTTGAGCATTATTCCTTGAATTTTTTAAGGAATATTGCTTAAATTGGTCCCCTGATTCATCGGTATTTTTTGCATTGGTTGACTCATCTGGAATTGGCTCAATTGGCTCTTCTTCCTCATCTACAATGAATTGACTCAACAGTTCACCGAAATCTATGAAGTAAAATTCTTTGCGCGGTACACCTCTCATTTTGGTACTCAAAATTCCCGCCTCAATGAATTCTTTCTTGCATGTTCTGAGTTGATGTTCGCTTANACCTAGTTGNTTGGTTTGTTCTTCATAAGTTAGGAAGAAACTTCCATCCTCAGTTAGCATTCCTCTATCCCGAAAATATTTGTACTTGTCCACCAAGTTTGCAATGTAAGCAGCCTTAATTATCCCAACNTTTTGAATCAGTTTTTTGTTGATTGCTAGGAAAGCATCTGTTCGGAATATCTCCAATGCAATTTTAATCATATCATTGTCGTCGTNANTGGTTTCATTAGTNCCTTTGGTTCTTTTCATCTAAAAACTTCCCTCCCTTCTGCGTCTCATTCGCTTATCCGCTTATCTATTCGCCTTACATTTTCCTTCCAGCTCGCTCAGCACTTGTTCCAGTTTCTCCTTGTTCTCGGGTTTCGGTTCGCTNACNCCCCTTTCCCATATTTGGANGGTNAGTAAGGATACCCCTACCAACCTCGCAAGNTCCATCTGGGACAATCCCAATGCTTTTCTCCTTTTCCACAAATCATTTCTTTNCATTTTAGAATACCTCCTTCAATANTGTTTTTATAAAATGTCTAGCNTCTTNAANTTTCATATCCCCGGGGTCGGTATCTACTGTCTCAATGAATACCTTTTTCCCGAGGGCTTTGAGTTTTACTGCTAGCTTTCGGGCTTGTTGTTGGGCTTGCGGTTCGTTGTCGTATACTATGAAGAATTTGTTATGAATGCTCGACAGTGCTAACGCCTGTTCCATGGTAAACGATGTCCCGAAAGTAGCGACCGCTGAGCTCCCTAATTTCCAAACGTCTACTACCCCTTCAACTACAATCAATGCCGGATGTTTATTCCATTTTTCCTCCTTTCCGTATACGATGTGTTTGTGGTGTATAACTTCTCGCTTCATTGGGCAAGCTAAATACTTTTTGTCGGATTTCTCTGTAATGTCCCGGGTTTGAAAACTGACCAGTTGCCTGTCCCAATGAATAGGGATTATGATTCGGTTTCCGTAAGCGATTTTGTCNAGAAAACTCACNGGCCCGGTTTGTTTTANCTTCCATNTNTTNTCNAATTTTTCCGGGTCAAATCCCCTCCCTTCCAGATATTTCTTCCCAGCTTCATTTAGATGTTCGAAATAAGGTTGAGGAAACTTGATAGGAAATATACTCACCCGGGGCTCCCTCTCCTTCTTGCGGATAGTCCCCGTTGGCCTGGCATATTCCCGAATCAGTTGCTTCATCTTTTCTACCGGTTGGTTCAGTATCCTAGCCAATGCACTAGCTGTAGAATGTCCTCCACAACGCCAGCAGTGAGATACCGTTGGTTGATATAGGTTTATCCCTAGGTGGAAGTTCTTTGAGCCAGTGCAGAAAGGACAGTGGATGTTTATCCATCCCGGGGAGGCGTGGTGATGTTCCGATTCGGTTACATAGGGTATTCCGTAGTTTTGAAGCAACTTTTCAATCCCCATTTTCTCCCTCCTATATTTATTATACAAATTAACCCGAAATTATTTGATATTGATAGGAAATTTTGTCCTTCTCATTTTCTGCTTCGTCTGGGTCATTTTTAGCGTCTGTTTTATTTCACGGAAAGTTGCCCAGATTTTGTTTTCACCCCAACCCCGGGATTTTAACTCCCGCGCAATTATTCCCCGTGCTTCCCGGGGCTTGTCAGTGTTCACGTATACCTCGCCGTTGTTCACCAGAAGACAAATCATCTTCGCCTCCGGGGAGAGGCTATTGAACAACTCTTCCCAACACTCTTCGGCAATAATCAACCGTTCCGGGTCCAATTCTTCGCGGCCTTCTAGTAGTGTTGCCATAACTTCCTTGTCTNTAGGGATTTCCTTTTTGGTTTTCAGTAGGCTATTTATATGATTTCTAACCACATTCCATATAAATGTGGATTTCTTTCCCTTTGCCGGGTCATAGGAAGGAGCGGCTTCCAGATAAGCGAGGTAAGCCTCGGAGCACAGCTCATCGAAGTCCATGCCAGTGCTCCGGGTGTATGACCAAACCACTTTTCTCACGATGTTGAGTTCCATTTGCTCATCATTCATTTTTCCCCGCCTCCTTGCCTTCTAGGTAGCTTTCTATCAGTTCAGTTATGAGGCTTGTTTCGTCAACCGCCTTTCCATCGATAACTGCGGATAATACCTCTTTCTTTCTATCAAGCAACTTTGCCAGCTTATACTCCACAGTATTTTCTGCCAATAGGTAGTATATGTTAACAGCATTTTTCTGTCCAATACGGTGGCATCTATCCTCAGCTTGGACCAATTCTCCGGGTGTCCAGGGTAGTTCTAAGAAGGCTACTGCGGAGGCGGCTGTAAGGGTTAATCCTACACCTGCGGCTTGTATGTTACCGATAAATAGCTTTACATTTGGGTCGTTTTGGAATCTTTCGACAGCCTCATTCCTTTCCTTCTGGGAGCATCCGCCATAGAGTTTCACAGCAACGTCCTTGAATTCGTTCATTAGCTGGTCTATAACCTCTTTGTGTACAGCGAATACTACCAGCTTGCTTCCATCCTCGATGAAGTCTTTTATCCAGCTTATTGCCTGCTTCATTTTCCCTTTGACTGCTAGCTGTTTCAGTGCCTCGATTTTTACGAGATGTTCCGCTTTCTTCGCCTTTTCCGCCGCCTCTTTTCCTTTTATCTGCCGGAGGTATTCGATGAATTCCCCCTCAGCAATCCTGTATTCCGTTTCGTTTGCTAGCTCCATCGGCACAAAGCTGAATAATTTTTCGGGCAGGTCTTTTAGCACGTCAGCTTTCCTTCTCCGTATCATTATGGTGCTAGTAAGGATTTGGTTCAATTCCTCTTTATTTGTGGCGCCCGAGAAGTCCCAACCGAAACCGTTGTGATGGGCGCCGCAATATCTATGGGCGAATTTCCAAAAGTTTGGGAACAGGTTTCTGTCTAGGATTTGGAATATATTGAAGCCTTCTACTGGCCTGTTTACAATTGGTGTTCCGGTGAGCGCTATGATGTGTGTTATACCTTTCGCCAACTTTTTCGTGGCTTTTGTTCGGATTGCTGAGCTGTTTTTGACGTAATGCATCTCATCTATTATAAGGACTTGAGGGTTGATAGCCTGTAGCGTTTCAACCCAACTGTTTAGGATGTCGTAATTTATGATTATTATGCTTCCTGTAATTGGATAGTGTTTTGTTCCCTGAAGGATTTCCACTTTGTCGTTGGTTGAAAGCGTATCCCTTAACTCCTTTGCCCAATTCAGCTTCAACGATGCCGGGCAAAGAATTATTGCCGGTCTTTTTTCCGGATGGAGCTGAAGCCAGGCAGCGGCTTGAATAGTTTTCCCAAGCCCCATCTCGTCGGCTATCAGCGCTCTTCCATTTCTCTTTTCGATAAAGGCGACGCCTTCCCTTTGGAAAGGGAACAACTGTTTTTTGAGGCCAGGTACATCGATTCCTTTTTCCATTTCTTCTGCTTGTTGGTGTAGGAGTTTTTCTAACTCCGCATCGATTACAAACCCCGCGTCCTTCAGTTTGTTTATACTGTCCGCGGTTATTGTAGCTGTCCAGTACTTTTTATCGGGATGGAAGCGTCTTCCCGGGAGTGATTTTATCAATTGCAGCAACCCCGGGTCGAATTTATAACGTATTTCCATAGTTCTGTCGTCTACTTTTTTCACTACGTTCATTTGTTTTACTTTCTCTTGTAGGTGAGGGTAGGTAATTTCACTTCCGTCAAACAATTTTTCAATATCAAACCCTCCAGCCTGTAGTTGTCCTTGATACTTTTCTAACATTTTTAACGCCGCCTGAGCTTGTCGTTTTGTCCATCTCTCCTGTTTTGCGAGGCTTTTTCCGAAAGCGGAATCAGTTTTGTTGAACCCACAACCATCCTCGGAAATCGCCCCATCGCATCGGCTTGCGAGGTATCTCACCGCTTGTTGGATCAGCCTTACATCTGGCATTTCGGAAACCTCCTCATCAGGATTGAAATCCTATTTCGCTTTTATTTTGGGGGAAGGGGGCTTTGAGCCCCCTTCCTAATCCTCCCACTCTTCTTCCATTTCCACCATTTCTTCTTCCATTTCCGCCATTTCTTCCAGTGCTTCGATTGTATCTATGTAACTTATTATGCTTCTTCCTCCTAGCCAGTTACCTCTGTTCTCTAACGCTCCATCGATGTGTGCCATCCAATAAACCTCAGCCCTTTCAA